GGCGTTGCACCTGACATCAGCAACAATGGCAACTGGCAACCCCAGGGTGCGCCTGCTGACATAGCCGATGGCGGCTCAATGATTGCCACAGCAGCCAATGTGCTGACTGGCATCATTACTGCAACTCCGACCTCTGGGCGTAGCATTCAACTGCCAACAGGTGCAAACCTTGATCTGGCAACTGAGTGGGCAATCGGTGATTCGTTTGACTTTAGCGTGATCACTTTGGCTGCATTTGCTTTGACCCTCACGGTCAACACAAACGTGACCATTGTGGGTGCGGCTGCAACTGCAGCAACGGCTGGTGCATCTGCACGCTTCCGTTGCCGTAAGACTGCGGCTGACACCTTTGTCGTCTACCGTATCGGCGGTTAAACCCAGACAGGCCAGCAGAGATGTTGGCCTGTTTCACTTTGGAGCGCATCATGCCAATGAAAAAAGGTTACTCTGACAAGACGGTTTCCAAGAACATTGCAATGGAAATGAAATCAGGCAAGCCACAAAAGCAAGCCGTGGCAATGGCACTTGGCATGGCAAGCAAGTCGGCAAAAGCCGCAGGCAAGCCAGGCAAAGCACCAATGAAAAAATGATTAAGTCGGCTGCGATTATCAAGACCAAGACTCTCGCCCCGTGGCGGGAGTTGCGGATGCAAAAGCGCAAGCACAAGAAGGCCCAAGCCATTGAGCGCAAGGCCATGAAGGTCTACTATCCATCACCTATGGGGGCTGTGCAGCAAGTAGAGATTGTGGAAGTGGGCGAGCCAACACGCGACGAGATGTTGGAGCAGGCTGCTAAAATTGGCCTCAAAGTCGACAAGCGGTGGTCAGATGAAACGCTGCTCAACCGCATCAACCAGGCGATGGAGGCATCATGGGATACAGCAAGCGCCAGTTCATAAGCGCCGCCTTAGAGGAGATCGGCCTAGCCTCCTACACCTTTGACATGCAGCCCCAGCAGATTGAGTCAGCACTTCGGCGGCTGGATGCAATGATGGCAGACTGGAACGCCAAGGGCATTCGCTTGGGCTACCCGATACCCTCAAGCCCACAAGACAGTGATCTAGATGAGCAGACCAATGTGCCCGACTCGGCATATGAGGCCATCATTTGCAGTCTAGGCATTAGGCTTGCCCCAAGTTACGGCAAGCAAGTGATGATTGAGACCAAGACCACGGCAAAGCAGGGTTACGACATCTTGCTGCAGCGTGCGACATTCCCGCTGGAGAAGCAACTGCCAGCAACCACACCGGCTGGTGCTGGTAACAAGCCCTGGCGTGTGTACGACAACCCGTTTGTGCGCCCACCCTATAGCCCTGTTGATGCTGGCCCTGATGGGCCAATCGAATATTACTGAGGATCACCATGCCAACAATCAATCAACTGCCAGTTCTAAGTCCCATCTCCAGTGGCGATCAGTTGCCTGTTTACTCGCCCAACAACGGCGATGCTCGCAGAACCTCGATTGGTTCTTTGTTGACGTTCTTTCAGCAGAGTTTTGCATCGCCTACGCTGGCGGTGAATCTTTACGTGCCAGGCTCTGGGTTCAACATCACAGTGCCGACACCAGTGAGTCAGCAACAGTGGATGCTGCTTCAGCCTGCTGGTACTTTGGCAACAGGCACGATCACGCTGCCTCTAAACACTGGTGTGCCTGATGGCACTACGGTGCTGATTACGTCAACGCAAGAGATCACCTCGCTGACGATTGCACTGAATGGTGCATCGGCCATTTATGGTGCGGTCACAAGCCTGGGCGCAGGGTGCGCGGCTGTTTATCGCTTTTACCAGCCCACGAATTCTTGGTACAACATCAACGCTGAGACAGTTTTGGCGGCAGGTATTGCTGCATGGTTGACCAACCCAACCAGTGCTAATCTTCGGGCAGCAATGACAGACGAGACCGGCACTGGTGTGCTGGTATTCAACAACACCCCGACTTTAATCACACCAATACTTGGCACTCCGACATCAGGCACTCTTACCTCATGCACCGGCTTGCCAGTTACGACAGGCATCAGTGGTCTGGGCGCAAATGTGGCCGCTTTCTTGGCAACCCCAAGCAGCGCAAATCTTGCCGCTGCGTTGACCGATGAAACTGGCACATGGGCAAACGTATTTGCAAACACGCCAACACTGGTGACCCCAATTCTAGGGACTCCAACGTCTGGAACTCTTACCTCATGCACAGGATTGCCGCTAACAACTGGTGTGACAGGCGCTCTGCCAGTTGCCAATGGCGGTACAGGGGCATCAGCGGCAGTTCAGTCATTGAGTGGCCCAGGTGCGGTAAATATCACAAGTCTTGCCACCGCTTTTACTTCAACTGCTACCGGCAATGCGTTGACTCTGGCTGATGGCGCACAGGGCCAACTTAAAACGATTATTTATGTTGCAGAAGCTGCGGGTGGTGATACTGGTGTTTTGACTCCAGCCAATCTTGGAAGTGCCACCACGATCACCTTCAATGCCGTTGGAGATTCGGTAACTCTCCAGTTTGCTGGCACTGACTGGTGGGTTATTGGGTTCCGTGGTGCGGTGGTGGCGTAATGGCAACCAAGCCCAAGTCCTCGGTGAATGCGGCTGGCAACTATACGAAGCCAACCATGCGCAAAGCCCTGTTTGAGAAAATCAAGGCAGGGACTAAGGGCGGCGACCCAGGCGAGTGGAGCGCGAGAAAAGCGCAACTGCTGGCGACGGAGTACAAGAAAAAAGGCGGTGGCTACAAATGAAAGCCCCGCAAAAGTCACTGTCAGACTGGGGAAAGCAAGACTGGCGCACAAAGTCGGGCAAGCCATCGTCTGAAACAGGCGAGAGGTATCTGCCGGCCAAGGCCATCAAAGCTTTGACAGCGGCTGAGTATGCGGCGACCACCAAGGCAAAGCGCGAGGCTACAAAGGCTGGCAAGCAGTTTGCCAAGCAGCCCAAGAAGGTTGCCGAAAAAGTTAAGGGCTACAGATGAAAACCCCAGCTTATGCACGCAAGGAAGGCCAGAACCCGAAGGGTGGACTTAACGCCAAGGGCAGACTTGCGGCCAAGGCTGAGGGCATGAATCTGAAGCCTCCAGTGAAGTCTGGTGACAATCCTCGCAGGGCATCGTTTCTGGCTCGCATGAGTGGCAACCCTGGCCCAGAATACAAAGACGGAGAACCCACCAGACTGCTGCTGAGTCTTCGAGCATGGGGTGCATCAAGCAAGGCTGACGCAAAGGCCAAAGCCAATAAAATCTCGGCCCGAAACAAGGCTAAGAAGTAACCATGCAAATCCCGATCCTAAGCGGCATATATGCTGACAGCACTCCAGAGTTGCGCACTGCCTATCCTGTGAATATGGTTCCAGTGCCAATCACATCGGGTGTGAGTAATGGATTTTTGAGGCAGGGTGATGGCATTGTGGCTAACGGCACAGGCCCAGGCGTTGACCGTGGCGGCATCAACTGGAACGGAATTTGCTACAGGGTGATGGGCACAAAGCTAGTGACAGTGGCAAGCAATGGCGCTGTGACCGTGCTGGGTGATGTTGGTGGCCCTGTCACTGAGTTGGTGACGATGGACTACAGCTTTGATGTGCTGGCTATTGCATCAGGTGGGCGGCTGTACTACTGGATACCAGTCAACACGCCAGGCACGATAGGTTGGAACCCAACTGCTCCTATCTTGCGCCAAGTCACAGACCCCGACCTTGGCGTGGTGCTGGATGTCGTTTGGGTTGATGGTTACTTCATGACGACTGACGGTGCAAACCTGGTCATCACTGAGCTGACAGACCCTACCCAAGTCAACCCCTTGAAATACGGCAGTTCAGAGGTTGACCCCGACCCAGTGGTGGCTCTCATCAAGCTGCGCAACGAGGTCTATGCACTGAACAGCAACACCATGGAGGTGTTCGACAACGTAGGCGGTGCGCTGTTTCCCTTTGCACGCATTGATGGTGCACAAGTCCAAAAGGGTGTGCTGGGTACACATGCCTGCTGCATCTACCTCGAGCGAATCGCATTCTTGGGCGGTGGCCGCAACGAAGCCCCAGGCATCTACATTGCCGCAGCAGCCACAACCCAGAAAATCAGCACCCAAGAAATTGACAGCCTGCTCCTTCAGTACACCGAGGCGCAACTGGTCAAGGTCAAGCTGGAGGCACGCAACGACAAGAATCACCAGCACCTTTATGTGCATCTGCCAGATCGCACCGTGGTCTATGACGCAGCCGCATCTGAGGCGCTACAAAATCCGGTTTGGTTCACCCTGACCAGCACAGTATCTGGCTTTGCTCAGTATCGCGCACGCAATCTTGTTTGGATTTACGACAAGTGGCTGGTGGGCGATCCACAGTCAAACTCCATTGGCTATCTGGTGCAAAACACCGGCTATCACTGGGGCCAGCAGGTTCGCTGGGAGTTCAGCACGCTAATTGTC